CTTATTATACTAATCTAATACAAGGTAAGACAAAGAGCTGGATTGATGTCTATGTTATGAATAGACTAGGCACAATTAAAGATGGGAAGCCCATATACCCTATGTTTGTAACAGAAACACACGTTGCTAAAGAAGAAATACCAGTAGCCGCAGGGAATCCTCTCTATGTAGGGCTTGATTTTGGATTAACACCAGCCGCTGTTATTGGCCAGAAAGTAAGAGGAAGATGGTTTGTACAAGCAGAGATTGTTGCGTTTGATATGGGCATTGTTAGGTTTGCTGAAGTTCTTCGTGAAGAAATTGCCACTCGGTTTTCTCAGACTTCTGAAGTTCATATATTTGGCGACCCTTCTGGTGATTTCCGCGCGCAAACCGACGAGTCTACCCCTTTCCATATCCTTAGAGGTGCTGGTCTTAGAGCATATCCCGCTCCGTCTAATTCCGTTGACCTTAGACTTGAGTCGGTACATTCGCAACTTAGTAAAATGAGCGAAGGAAAACCTGCTTTCTTAGTAGATAGACGTTGCGTTCAGCTCATTAAAGGCTTTGAAGGTGGGTATCAGTACAGAAGAATGGAAGTATCTGGAGAAAGATACGATGATAAGCCTGATAAGAATATGTTTTCACACATACACGATGCTTTACAGTACATGCTTCTTGGTGCTGGCGAAGGTAGAGCATTGATGAACAATCAAAAAGCAGCTAGACCTATAATAGCTAAAACAAATTTTGATGTATTTGCTAAACAAAAAACGCCAAGACGCAGACAAGGGCTTTGGTCGCGTATGTAATTGTGCGTTGTGTTGTAATTCAATATATGCTTATCGAGCATAAACAATAAAAGGAATGCGTTATGTGTTTTAGCAGTAAGAAAAAAGATCCTGTAGTAGCGGTAGAAGATGAAGAAGAAGAAGTTGCCGTAGAAGAAAAGAAAAAAGAAGTAGCAGAAGAAATAGAAGAAGATAAAGAAGAAGAAACAGAAAAAGAAATAGCTAAAATAACTCAGCCAATATCTACTTTACCTAAAGATGCACCTAAAAAAGTTAGGGCTAAAAAATCTAAAAAAGATATTGTTATGTCTGGCGTTCCACTAGAAGAACTTTCTGAAGAGCCAGAAATTAAAACTGTAGAGCCAATAGCTAAAGCTGAAGAGCCAATAAGTGCAAGTGTAAGTTCTTTAATTGCCACGGGTGAAGCTGGTGATTCTATTAAAAAGAAAAGTAAAAGAAGAAGTGGCAAAGGCAGAAGGTCTTTAATTACTGGAAGGTCTGGCGGTGGCATCGGATATTACAATAAATATTTTACATAGGATAAAACATGATAGACGATCCAGTAGCGAAAAAATATCTTGAGCAATATGAGTCTGCCAAGGTAAAGAGAGAAAATTTTGTACCATTATTTGAAGAGTGTTACGAATATGCATTACCTCAAAGAGAATCTTTTTATAGTGAGACAATAGGTCAACGTAGAGACGACAAGATATTTGATGAAACTGCTGTTGTTGGTGTGCAAGAATTTGCTTCTAGGCTTCAATCAGGTCTTGTTCCTAACTTTGCTAGATGGGCAGATTTAACATCTGGCTCCGAAGTTCCTAAAGAAGAAAGGGATTTTATCAACAATGAACTAGACGAGGTAACTGAATATGTATTTGAAATTCTCCAAAACTCTAACTTTTCTCAAGAAGTGCATGAGTCATTTATGGACTTGGCTGTTGGGACTGGTGTCTTGGCTGCGGAAGAAGGTGACGCGCTAAATCCTATTAGGTTTACTGCAATACCATTACCGCATGTAATACTTGACACTGGGCCAGATGATAGAATTGATCATGTGTTTAGAGAAAGAAAAAATATTAAGTTTAATCAAATTCAATTACTATATCCTGATGCTGTATTAAACGAAAAAATACAAAACATGATGTTAAGTGGAGCTGATAATAAAACTACTGTTCTTGAACTTATATGTCGTGATTACTCTAGAATGAATGAGGAAGCTTACCTTAGTTATGCTTTTTGTATGACTACTGAATCAGTTATTTATTCTAAAGAAATGTCTGGTGTTGGCTCTAATCCGTTTATTTGTTTTCGTTGGTCTAAATGTGCAGGAGAAGTGTATGGTCGTGGGCCATTAATGAATGCACTGTCTGCAATTAAAACTACTAATCTAACAATAGAGCTAATATTAGAAAATGCACAGATGTCTATCTCTGGTATTTATCAAATGGATGATGATGGTGTTGTTAATCCAGATACAATACAGTTAGTCCCAGGTTCTATAATACCAAAAGCTATTGGATCAGCAGGATTGCAACCAATACAAGCAGCAGGTAGGTTTGATGTTGCTCAACTTGTTCTTAGTGACATGAGATTAAACATTAAACGTGCGCTTTATAACGATATGTTGGGCAATCCAGACAAAACTCCTGCGTCTGCTACTGAGGTTGCAGAGCGTATGGCTGATTTATCAAGGCGAATTGGCTCTGCATTTGGTAGATTACAGGCAGAATTAGTACAGCCAGTATTGCAAAGAGTTATTTATATTCTTAAAAAACAAGGCAGAGTTAATTTACCTACTCTTAATGGTAGAGAAGTTAAGATTAAGTCTGTATCTCCACTAGCACAAGCGCAAGCTAACCAAGATATTACTTCTGTTGCTAGGTTCTTAGAGCTTATTCAAGGTAGGTTTGGACCAGAGATGATGCAGCTTTTAATTAACGGAGAAGAGACTGCTGCTTACCTTGCTAAAAAGTTTGGTGTACCAGACCACTTGATAAGAGATGAAAGTGAGCGTAAACAGTTAGTACAAATGGCGCAACAGATGGCTCAACAACAACAAATGCAGGGAGAGCCTCAACAACAGGAGCAAATAGTTGAGCAATAAAAAACAAACAAATCAAGTAAATGTTGGAATAGACGGCTATCAAAGGCCAAAAGATATAGACGAACAAATAAGCCAGAATATGGCACATTTGTTTAGTTCTGACTCAGGGAAAGCAGTTATTAAATATTTAAGAACAATAACAATTGAGATTGTTCATGGTGCTAATGTTAGTACTGAGGAATTAAGACATATAGAAGGTCAGAGGTATGTTGTTGGTTTAATACAAACCAGAATTAATCATGCTCATGCGTCGGGATATAAGGTAACTAAAGATGTCTGAAGAAACAGAAACTCTTATACAAGAAAATTTAGAGCCAGCAGAAATAAGACCTGAGTGGTTACCAGAAAAGTTTAATGATCCATCAGAATTAGCTAAATCTTATAGCGAATTAGAATCTAAACTTGGTGCTAAACAAGAAGATATAATAAAAGGCTATAATGATGAAAGATTTATTAATAGACCAGAAAGTAAAGGTGAGTATGAACTGCCTGATTCAGTAGATTCTAATCTATCTGCTGATAGTCCTCTTCTTAACTGGTGGTCAGAACATGCTTTTAATAATGGATTTAGCCAAGATCAATTTAAAGAAGGAATAGAGATGTATTCTAAGGGGATACAAGAATCTCTTCCTCCGACCCCTAACCTTGATGAGGAAGCTGCAAAGCTAGGTGATAATTCTGGAGCAAGAATAGAAGCTGTTAGTATGTTTGCTAATAAATTCTTTCCAGATTCTTTAAGCGGAACGGTTGAAAAATTAGGTGAAACAGCAGAAGGTATTATGCTTATTGAACATATAATGTCACAAAACAAAGACACTCAAATATCTGCTCAATCTTCGCCTGTTTCTAGCTTTGGAGAAGATGATCTAAAGTCAATGATGAGAGATGAAAGATATTGGAATAATAGTAAAAGAGATGATGGCTTTGTTAAGCAAGTAGATGATGGCTTTAAAAAGTTATATGGATAAAGTGCTTATAAGTCATGGGAGCCTAGAAATGGTTCCCATGCAAAAACGTCACATCATTCCTTTATATGGAACATTAAGTAACGAAAATTTATTTGAAGTAAGAAATATTTATAAATTAGATTTAATGGAAACATTAATGTCTTGTTTAGATATGGAAGATACTTTTGTTATAGAAAAAAAATCATACCCTTTGGCTATACTA